TACTATTGAAGAAGGCAGATTTGAAGACACAAATAAAATGTTTGAAAAGCCTACAATAGATAGTGTAAAAATAAATGCTATTGTAACAGCAGAAGATTGGTGGACAGAAGAAAAGATTGAGGAATGGGCAAGACTAATTGCTGTTGATATTAAAGATCATGAATTCCAACCTAAGCAACCAACCACACAAATGTTAGGAAGATTTCAACCATGGCACGAAGGACATCAAAAATTATTTGAAAGAGCATTAGCAAAACATGGACAAGTTGCATTACTTGTTAGAGATATGCCTTTAACAGATGACAATCCTTGGCAAGTGGATAAGATATGTGAGAACATTGAAATGGCATTGGCCGAATATGCAGGCAAGTTTAGATGTTACCCTGTACCAAACATTATGAATATTACATATGGTAGAGGTGTTGGTTATAAAATTGAAGAAGAAGTTTTAGATGAAGCAACACAAGAAATTAGTGCAACTAAAATTAGAGAACAGATGAGAAAGGATGGAGAATTATAACCATCCTGCTTATACAAGGTATCCGCATTTGAAAGATCCTACCGAGGCAGATTACACACCTTGGATTAAATGGTTTGCTTGGAGACCTGTAACATTAATATCTGGAAACAGAGTATGGTTACAAAAAGTGTATAAAAGAGAAAGGACGGTGCAATGGGTACCTCCTGCTTTCCCTGAGGGATCATTTGATCGAATTGAATATTCTACATGGGAAGACATAATGGAAAACAAATTAAGATAAGGAAAACAAAATATGTACGAATTTACAAGTGAAAGTGTTAGTAGTGGGCACCCAGATAAAATAGCAGATAAAATATCAGATGCTGTTGCAACATACTTATTAGACGGAAAAGATAATCACAGAGCGGCTGTAGAAACTTTGGTTACTACAAATATGGTTACACTTGCTGGAGAATATAAAAGTGATAAGTTTGATAAAAAGGAAATCGATAATATTGTAAGGACAATAGTAAAAGATTTAGGCTATGAGCAAGACGGATTTCATTGGGATCATCTAAAAATATACAACGAACTACATGGACAATCCCCAGATATTGCTATGGGTACTGATGACTTTGGTGCAGGAGATCAAGGCATTATGTTTGGTTATGCTTGTGATGAAACACCTAATTATATGCCTAGTGCAATTTACTATAGTCATGAAATACTTAAAGCATTACAGACAGCAAGGCAAAATGGTGCTGATTGGTTAGGACCAGATAGTAAATCACAAGTTACATTTAGTTATGATAGTGTTGGTAAGCCTATAGAAATAAAAACGGTGGTATGTAGTACTCAACATAGTCACGAACTAAGCATAGAAGACGTTAGAGAACGTGTAATGGATATTATACTGCCTGTTGTAAAAGACAAAGTAAACCTACTTAAAACAGTTTGGCATATTAATCCTACAGGTAGATTTGTAATTGGTGGACCTGATGGAGATAGTGGTCTTACAGGCAGAAAAATTATTGTGGACACTTATGGCGGTTATGCACCACACGGTGGCGGAGCATTTAGTGGTAAAGATTGCACCAAAGTAGATAGAAGTGCCGCCTATATGGCAAGATACTTAGCAAAGAATGTAGTTGCTAGTGGCAAAGCAGAAAATTGTACTATACAATTAAGTTATGCAATTGGTGTAAAAGAGCCAACTAGTGTTTATGTATATGCTGACGGTGTAGTAAGACAAGATATTACAGAAGATATTATAAGTAAAGTAGACTTAACACCTAAAGGTATTATAGATAAATTTGATTTATTTAGTTTGGATTTAACTAGGACAACTAATTACGGACATTTTGGTAAAGAAGATTTACCTTGGGAGCAAAAAGATTTATGGATTTAAAAGATACTATAAGAACAGTACCAGACTTTCCTATAGAAGGAATACAGTTTAGGGACATCACAAGCATGTTAGAACGCCCAGAAGCGTTCAACAAAGCATTAATAAGTTTAAGTAGTACTTGTATGTCCTTTAATGCTACTAAAATTGTTGCAATAGAAAGCAGAGGGTTTATATTTGGATCTCCCATAGCAAGAGATATGGAATTGCCTTTAATATTAGCAAGAAAGCCTGGCAAGTTACCTAATAAAACTTATCAGCGAAATTATAAATTAGAGTATGGAGAAGCAGAATTACACATACAACGAAACTCAGATATCAAATCTAATGATAAAATTGTTATTGTAGACGATTTAATTGCTACAGGCGGAACAGCAAAGGCACTAGCAAGTTTAATAGCACAATGCTGGAAAGTACCTAAAGAAAATATACTAGTTTTGGCTGTAATAGACTTGCCCGATTTAGGTGGAAGTGCTATAATAAAGAAAACAGGATTTAATGTTGAATCATTAATTGAATTTGAAGGCGAGTAATGGCTAAAAAACCACAAATACCATTAAAAGATATAATGGCGGCGATTGACAAAAAGGATAGAAACTTTTATAATAACTTATCACATGAAGGTAAAAAGGCTTTTAGTGCCTGGATGATGATGCGATATTGCAGTAGTGTACAAGGTAAACATGCCGCAGATTATATTTTTATGACAAATGAATGTGTAAACTATCAGTTTATGGAAGTTAGTAAACATCCAGAACTACAATGGTTGCTTTTAAGTACATGTGGTGTAGGCTCTATACAGTTTCATCCTTATGTAAAACCGCCTAACAGCAGGAAGAAAAAAAGTAAAGTATTTGATTTTATATATGAAACATTTCCGCATATGAAGTCAGAAGATATAAACAACCTTATAGATATTAATAGTAAAGAAGAATTAAAAGAATTAGCAAAAGCACACGGATACGATGACAAAATCATCAAAGACATCTTTGGAAAGTAACACTTGTAAATGGTGTGAAAAAAGTTTTATGAGTGAAAGAACTCTTAGTGCTCATATGTGTGTAAAGAAAAGACGATGGGCTGATAAAGATTTAACACATATAAGACTTGGTTATAGGGTATTCCAAATGTTTTATGAGCTTAACACACAGGTAAGTAAACCTAAAAGTATGGAAGACTTTATAAAGAGCCAATACTATGAAGGATTTACGAAGTTTGGTAGAAGTTGTATTGTAAACGAATATATGTCTCCAGAGAAATTTGCAGAATGGTTAATTAAAGAAGGTAAGAAACTTGCAGATTGGAGCAAAGACAAAATGTATGATGAGTTTTTGCTAACTTATGTAAGAAAGGAACCTGGCCTAAAAGCACTAGAGCGTACTATAATATATCTAAACAAGTGGGCAGAAGAGTCAGACAATGATTGGCAAGATTATTTTAAAATAGTAACTCCTGCTAGAGCAGTACATGATATCAGAAGTGCTAAAGTAAGTCCCTGGGTGTTATATTTAAGTGAGACAGGCGGAGAGCTACTTACTAGATTTAATGATGAGCAGGTAAAAATGATACAGCACATTATAGATACAACATTTTGGATGAAGCAGTTTGGACATAATAGAGAAGAAGTACAAGAAATTAAAACAACATGCGAGGTAGCAGGAATATGAAAGAGTTAATTGAAAAGACGTCACAATGGCACCATGACAGGAACCTAATTGATGGAGCAACAAGTAAAGATCAAGTACTTAAACTTATACAAGAAGTTGGAGAGCTTTCAGATAGTGTATGTAAAGGAGAAGATGTTAAAGACGACATCGGGGATTGTTTAGTTATTCTTATTAACATTGCTGAAAGAGAAGGCACTACATTAGAAGAATGTTTAGGTGTTGCGTATGAGGATATAAAAGATCGCAAAGGCAAAATGGTTGACGGAATATTTGTTAAGGAAGAATAATGAATAGACGAGAAGAATTATTAGTTATTACAATGGAAGAATGTGCTGAAGTATCACAAGCATGTAGTAAAATGCTGAGATTTAACGAGCAAGTTGACTATGAAAATTTACAAGATGAGATAGGTGACTTAATGTGTATGGTTCAATTATTAAAAGAAAATGGTTTAATTACAGAAAAACAAATAAATGAACGTATTAAAGTTAAAAGAGAAAAATTAAAAAAATGGAGCTCGTTAATAAATGAAGTTTGATTTTGATGTAGATATCGATATGGCGAACAGAGATGACTTTTTAAAGTTAGTCAAGCATACGCCTGCAAGTATTGAAAAGGATGGTAAGTTTACCAAACATAATACTGGTGTCTACTTTCAAAATGTTCCTAAGTTTCCTTTACAAGGATACAGTACAATAGAACATAAACAAGCAGAACAAGATGGTTGGTTTAAAGTAGACTTTTTAAACAACCATGTATATGAAGGCATAATTGACGAGACACATCTTGATAAACTTGTAGCAACAGAACCTATGTGGGAATTGTTTGAACATAAAGAAGTTGTTGAGAAATTATTTCATATCAGCAATCATTATGATATTGTAAATCAACATTTACCCACAAGCCTGGAACAATTGGCAATGATACTTGCAATAATAAGACCGGGTAAAAGGCACTTAGTAGGTAAAACTTGGGAAGAGATAGAGGCTGATGTTTGGGTTAAACCTAATGATAACAGTTATTTCTTTAAAAAGAGCCACAGTTATGGGTATGCATTAGCAATTATAGTGCAACTTAATAATATTTGTGAGTAGTTAGTCTGTTTTACGAACTAGTTGAACACCGCGTCTTTTAATTCTTTTTGTAATTAAATTTTGTAACGACGTCATTGGTCCAAATAAAACTTCTACATCTTTCATTACAAATGTAGATAGGAAAGGAATAAATACCTTCATTTCGTGATTAAGAAAAATATCTATAGGCAGTTGTCTGTTACTTTCCCACCACCACATGTCACCAAAGTCTAAAAATTTCTTTTTAATTTCTAATGAAGGCATCTTACTTATATCATAAAAAGTACATATTGCATTGTCATGATTCACAACAATACCTACATACTCATTACCAGCATAAGTAATGCCTGTAAGGAATGGGTAACGCTCTTCTGCTTGTTCTATTAGTTTATCTTTCTCCACAATGTTATTTATGTTCCATAATGATAAATACTACAATATAAAGAGTTAAAACTTATGAGTTACGGAGATCACAAATTATTTTTATACGACGAGGTAATCGATTTAGTGATTGGCTCGGACGGTTTCTATGTGGATAACAGACCTATGAATAATAAAAAACTAACAGCACATAAAGGATTATCTAATGAGATAATCTTTAATATACGAAATAAAGACAGAAAACTACAAAATGTAGGCAACGATGTACTTAGAGGTACATTGATGCATCCTTTGACAGGTAAAAGAATTTTTACTAGAGTTTTAGAACATACAGGAAGTGTAGGACAAGTAAAACTTGCTATGGCTGAAGGAGATTTAACTACACTATCAGAAGGTTTATACCAGATTTTTATTAGTAGAGAAACAGCAGAAGGGCAAGAGCTTCCTGTATTTGCAGATCAAAATAATAACATTAAATTTGATATACAAATATTAGATCAAACTAAACAAACACCTGTAGATACTCAAACAGCAAATGTTAGTACATTTATACAGGTTACGAATACTAATAATGGAGATGAAGGAAATGTATTTGTTACATCAGCATTAAAAGGTAATCAATCAAGAAACTTTACGTCCTGTTTACATAGCATAGCAATACATCCTGATGCTTATACTGGAGCCTTTACAATACAAGCAAGTTGTGTAGAAAATACACCTGATACTGCTAACAATAGTACTGACTGGTTTAATGTAGAAAGTAGTGTATCATTAACAGCAAACTCCACTATATATCACAAAACATTCCAGGTAAATGCAAATTATATTAGAGTAATGAGCGAACCTACTGCAGGAAATATTTCTTTAGTACAACTAAGAAACTAATTGACTTTTCCGACTATATCGTGTATAATTAATGCATGGATATAGACTTTTTAGTGGAAAAGGTGCATCGTCTCCTTTTGGATAATCTTCCAATAAAAACTAATAAAACTCCTAGTGGCTGGAACACTATGGATTGTCCTATGTGCTCAGATAAAAGAAAACGTGGTGGACTGATTACAACAGGTGCAAAAATATCTTATAATTGTTTTAATTGTGGATATACAACTGGCTGGGAACCTAATCCAACATTGGGTAAAAAGTATAAAGATCTGGCAACAATACTTGGTGCCAATCAACAGGACATACATAAAGTCACAATAGAGTTATTAAAATATGCAGAAGAATTAGAGACAGAAACTGAAACTGACTATGTTTATAACTTACAAAAATTTACTACAGAGCAAATACCTGATACAGCAAGTGCCGTTGATGACTTAGAAGATGGTCATGCTGTAAAAGAATATGCAAAGCAAAGAGGACTACTTGGTCTATATCCACTGCTATACTTTAATAACAATTTATATAAGCAGAGATTAGTAGTCCCTTTCACTTATAACAATGAGGTTGTAGGCTGGACAGGAAGGCATATAAGCCCTCCTGACAAACAAACACCCAAGTACTTACACAAGATGCAACCAGGATATGTATTTAATATAGATAGATTTGCAGATAGTAAGAGAGAAATTGTAATAGTAACTGAAGGAGTATTTGATGCTATACTAGTTGATGGTATAGCAATACAAGGAAATAGTGTGGGACCTGAGCAGGCACATTTAATTGAAAAGTTAGGTAAAAGAATAATAGTATGTCCTGATAGAGATAAAGCAGGAATAGAATTAATGTTGCAGGCCGCTGAACTAGGGTGGGAAGTAAGTTTCCCGCCTTGGCATATAGATTGTAAAGATGCCGCAGATGCTGTGAACATGTATGGCAGACTAGCAACAATAAGCAGTATTATAAAACATGCAACCAACAACAAATTAAAGATAGAAGTAAGGGCAAAAATGTTATGAAGTTATATGTAAATGGTTGTAGTTTTAGTTATGGTAATAAATTTGAAAATAAGTTAGCATGGCCTGATTTTATGGAAGGTTATGACGTTGTAAATGAAAGTTGGATTGGTAGCAGTAATAAAAGAATACTTAGACGTACAAAGGAATATATAAATACCCACGCAGTAAATGACACAATGTTTGTGATACAATTAACTGATTGGTTCAGGGACGAATGGTTTGACTCAGAATTTGATGCCTGGATTGGTATGTGTAAAAATGATGTAGTACTAGATGATCAATCATACAATAGAAGTGATATAGATATAGATGAACTTAATAAAAAAGTTACAAATTTTATACATCATTCTTTACTACACAGAAGTATTAGAACAGTTGAAGAAGAAACGTATAACTTACTTAACTCTATGATAGCATTTTTTAATCAGCATGAAATACCGCATATATTTACAGGCATGAGCTCAAGATGTTTGCCGTCAGATAATAATGTAGATATCATTGTGCCAAGTAAATTTATAAAACCTATAAGTATTATTGCAGGTAATAATGTAATTAGTACAAGTGATAGCCATCCAAACGAAGCAGGGCATATTAAAGTTGCCAGATATATAACTAATGAGATAAAAGAAAATGAGTGATTTAACAAACTATAACGAAGAAACACAGGAACTATTTTTAAAGTTTTTGATTAGCGATCCTGATTTGTTTAGTAGGTGTGCGAATATAGTTGAACCTGACTACTTCAATATGAAATATAGATCAGCAGTAAAATTATTTCAGAGTCATGCAACAGACTTTAATGCTATTCCTACGCCAGAACAAGTAAGTGCGGCAAGTGGAGTCAGCATTGAGCCTATAGAAAATATTACATCAGATCATCATGATTGGTTTTTAAGAGAGTTTGAAACTTTTTGTAGACATAAAGCATTAGAGAAAGCAATTATTGAAAGTACAGATTTATTAGAGAATCAGGACTATGGTGCTGTAGAGACTAAAATTAAAGATGCAAGCCAGGTAGGACTTGTTAAAGATTTAGGTTTAGATTACTTTGAAAATCCTAAAGAAAGATTACAATGGATTAAAGATCAGAGTGGAGCAATTAGTACAGGCTGGAAAGGAATAGATCACAAATTATATGGCGGCATGAACAGAGGCGAGATGACAATCTTTGCTGGAGGATCAGGAGCAGGTAAGAGTTTATTTTTACAGAACTTTGGTGTAAACTGGGCATTAGCAGGTTTAAATACTGTTTATATTAGTTTAGAGCTTAGTGAACAACTTATTAGTATGCGATTAGACAGTATGGTATCTGGATATGGCACAAAAGAAGTTATGAAAAACATGGAAGATGTAGATTTAAAAGTTAGAATGAAAGCCAAAGGTGCAGGCAGATTCCGTGTAAAACAAATGCCTAACGGTGTTAATTGTAATGATATAAGGGTATTTTTACGAGAGTATGAGATATCTTGTGGTGAAAAAGTAGATTGTTTACTTGTGGATTACTTGGACTTAATGATGCCTATCAGTACTAAAGTAAGTGGCAGTGATTTGTTTATAAAAGACAAATATGTATCTGAAGAGTTGCGTAACTTAGCAATGGAGAAAGACTTACTATTTGTAACAGCCTCCCAGTTAAACAGAGGGGCAGTAGAAGAAATAGAGTTTGATCATCATCATATTGCAGGTGGTATTAGTAAAATACAAACAGCAGATAATGTTGTGGGTATATTTACAAGTAATGCTATGCGAGAAAAGGGTAGATATCAGATACAGTTTATGAAAACACGTTCTAGTAGTGGTGTTGGCACAAAAGTAGACTTAAAGTTTAATCCTGATACATTAAGGATTGAAGATTTAGAAGAAGGCGATGAAGATGCCATGACTATGACAACAAGTAGTTTAGTTGATCAACTTAAACGAAACAACAGTATAAAGGCAGATGAACCAGAAGCACAGGATGTTATATCAGGTGCAATGAACATGAGAGAGTTCTTTAAGAAAAATGATCAGTAAAATGATAAATAGCATTATATATTTTTATTGGAGATATTGTGCGTAAAACTCGTAGCATTTTAGAAGAACTAAATCAAATTTCTGTAGACAGAGATAGAGATCATGTGGTATCTAATAGAGGCGAGCATGTCATTGCTAGTGCGATAAGTTTACTAGAACAAATAGACGCAAATTATGATTCATCAACTGCTAAAGATCTGCAAAACAGATTAGTTAATAGTATTAAAAGCAGAGATGGAAAAAAGTTCTCCAGAGGAATTGGTAAAATAATCAAGGAATCCCAGAGAGAGAACAAAGATGCTAATTGAAGAAATAGTAAGTAAGCAGAACTTAAAAGAGTTTAAGTACGACCCCACAAAAGTTAAAAATGTAAAATATGATAATGTTGATTACACATGGGATAAAGATACTAGATCATTTACACAAAAAGGAACAGGTAAAATAGTACCACCTAAAAGTCAACTTTTCGTAGATCTTTTAAAACATCCTACAAATAAACCAGCATTAGGAAAAACTGGTATGGGTGCTAAAATAGGTAAAGCATTAGGAATGACTGGTGTTGGTATGAACTCTAGAAAACCGCACAAAGGCGGATTGGCTTATAAAACAGCAGATATGGGTCTTGGTATATTAGGAAGGGCGGCAGATAACCTTGTTGGTATGGGTGCAGGTTTTGGAAAAGGATTGGTTAAAGGGTACAAAGACCGGAAAGCCCAAAATGATGCAGTACCTGGCCAGGTTGATGCATACGATTATCAAACAACTAAAAAATGGCAAAATGGTGATGTAGACGACAGAGAACAAATTCCATTAAGCCCAACTGAAAGGATAGCAAACCCTAATTTTGGTAAAACTGTTGGTAAAGACCATATGCGGTATAAAAACGTTAATGGAAAACTTAAAGCAACAGGCAAAAAGACAATGCCAAATACATTTGCATATGGACAAGCAGACTTTCAGTTTGTAGATAAAGATCCTGAAAAACAAAATAAAAATAATCCAGCAGACGATTATGATAATCTACAATTATTAGTTAACCAAGGAAAACTAACAAAAGAACAAGGAAATGAAATCATAAAGATAGCAAACAATAATAAAATACATTTGAATAAAGCATTTAAAATCTGGCAAAATGAAACAGGCGAACGTTTTAGTTAAAAATGAAATACTCAGAATTATCACAAAGTTTTCTAAAAGAAATAATTTTAGAAGCAGAGGGTAAGAATACTCACTTAGAGCATCTGGAAGATAATATCTTTAATAAAGGATATGCAGGTGCCAAAGAAGCAGTTGACTATTTGTATAGTTTACACGAAATGCTAGAGGGCAGTACTAAGTCTCCAATTAGTATGACAACAAAATGGGACGGAGCACCTGCCATTATTGCTGGTAAGGATCCAGAAACTGGCAAATTTTTTGTAGGTACTAAGGGTGTGTTTGCTACAAGAAAACCTAAAATAAATTTTACAGATAAAGACATCGAAGAAAACCATCCTAATGAAGGGTTACAGATTAAATTAAAAACAGCATTAAGGCATTTAAGAAAATTAACCTGGAATACAGTCGCACAAGGCGATATGCTTTATAGTAAAGAGGATTTAAAAACAACAACTATAGATGGTCAAGATGTGCTTTTATTTAAACCAAACACAATAGTTTATACAACTCCTACAGATAGTGAGTTAGCAAAACAAATTAATAAGTCAGAAATGGGTATAGTATGGCATACAGAATATGTTGGAGGCCCTACATTAGCAGATACTACTGCAAAGTTTGGATTTGATAGCAGTCAACTAGGTAATACTAGTAGTGTTTGGCATAGAGATGCAATTATAAAAGATTTTAGTGGTACAGTTACACTAACACAAGAAGAAAGTAATAATGTAATGACAGCAATATCACAAGCAGACAGTTACTTAAAAAATATAGATGCAGACACATTTAAGTGGTTAGAACAAGGCAACGAACTTATAGGAAAAAATTTCTTACAGCAATTAAAAGCTCATGTTAATAATAATATTAGAGCAGGTGCATTTGATGAACCTACTAAATTTGCACAAGGCTTTGTACAAAAGTATATAGACTTTATGACAAAAGAAATAGACAAAGTAAAAACACAAAAAAGTATAGATGCTAAAACTGATTTAATGGTAAAAGGTGTTAAGTTTATTAAGGAAAATGTTAAGCAAATTGTATCAGTATATGATTTATATTTAAAACTTATAGATGCAAAAATACAGATTGTAAAAAAATTAGAAACAATCAGGCAAATACCTACATTTAAAGAAACAGAAAAAGGTTATGAAGTAACTGGCGAGGAAGGATTTGTTGCTGTTGATAGAAATAATAATGCATTAAAATTAGTTGATAGAATGGAGTTTAGCAGACTAAACTTTGGAACAGGAATACCAGGCAAATAAAATGGACTTTAAATTAATAGATAAAGAAATATCAGAAGCAAGGTTGTATAGAACTACATCAGGTTTTAATCAACTTACTGGTGAGTCTGTGGCAGAATTATTATATTTAAATACTCTAATTACATACCTCATGTACAAAGACGACAAGCAACATGACTATGCTAAGTCTTATGCAAAGCAAAGTACTCAGTATGGAAAGTATACATTATTTAGAAGCCATGCAACAGATTTATACTTGTTAGCATATTTGGTTTCAAATCCTGATAGCAAGAATGTTAAACTAAGAAATATAGTAACCAGTAAAAGGCATTTAAATAGTTTAAGTTTTGATAAAACAACACATTGGCAATTTATGTTTAAAGTTGCTAATGACAGAATTACAGATACCGTAGCAAGTCCTTATATGTTTAGACTTGAAAGCCAATTAAAGATTAAAAAATCTATGTATAAACAATGGCGTAGATTAATAATGGATTGGGAAAATTTAAAGTATATACAAAGACAAAGTATAATTACCAGGATAGCACAAGAGCTTAGACGTTTAGGTAGGGGTAGTGAACTCATGACACCTATAAGCAGTATGCTAAAATATAAAAGTTACAGGGTAAGAGATGACAGCCCTAAAACAAACCCAGTTAAAAGATTTGGCGGAACAGTAGCAGGAGCAGTTGCAGGTAGATATGCTGGTAAAAAAATTGCACAAAAATTTAATAAGAATGTAGATAAATATAAGAAAGCAGGAACAGGACTAGGTGCAATAGCAGGTTATTGGGCTAGTGGAAGAAATAAACAAAAATGAAAATTAATCATATTATAAATGAAGCACCAGCAGTAGGATCAGGTCCTAGAGCCGCAATGGCTAGAAGTTCTGAAGAGGTTAGAGCTGACTTAGAGTATGCTACACTGAAAAAATTTAGTCCTAAGTTTGCAAATGATTTTAAAGCAAAGTTTCAGTTACTAGGCAAAACAAGTGTTGATGCGGCATATCAGGCGGCGGCTGAGAGCAATCCACAATATGGTATATCAGGAAGTGACGCAAAAGCATTGGGTTCAGCAGATAGAAATTCCGCAGATTATAGAGACAGGTTATTTAAATTTAGATCGGCCATGCCAGATTCTATGAAAATAAGCACTAAGAACTTTGTGGATCCTGACGGAAGTTCAGGTATTCCTAGTGGCAGAAGCAGAGGATGGAATGATGAAACTCATGGTCATTTAAGAAAAGCCACAAAGGATTATTTAGATGCAATAAAAGTTGCAGGTGATGATAAAGTTGCTGATGTAAAAACAGGTTACAACATTGGTTTAGACACAGTTGGAAAAGCCATCAGTAAAGGTGTAAGTTACGAACCTAAAGTTCGTACGTCATAAGCACATAAAAAACCCTAAAATATGATAAATAAATGTAACGGCGATATATTCGCTAACAACATTTAGGAGAATTAAAATGGCACAAACGGATAGAAGAGCGGCGGCGGCTGGTGAGTTTATTGGTAAAGATGTATTCCTTAAGAGTTTTACTCAGCAATCAGGAAACATTTCAGCAACTCAACTAACAGCATTAGTTGGCTCAGTACAAAACTTAAACCTTTCAGTATTAAAAGTTGGCGCAGTAAGTGGTGCGGCAGTTAATATGATTGTTGAAGGTGCAGACAACTTAGCAAATGGC